AACAATCATGGTTGACGGCGGCTATGCTTTCCCACGCGCCCGCACGCGCGACCCTGTAACGTCCCACCTGGCAGCGGCCCAGGTGACTACAGCGACCGACCACTACACGGCGATACACGAAGCCCTTACCCTGTACGGGCCAGCCGGAAAGGACAGGATAGCGGCCCTCGCGGGCTTAGACCCGTCCCAGGTAGCCCGCAGGCTACCGGAGATGCGTAGGCTCGGCCTTGTGGGCCTTACTGGCGAAACTGTGCAGTCCCGTAGTGGACGGCAGGAGAGAGAGTGGCAAGCAATAACCCAACAGGAGAAGACAGCATGAACCTTGAACAAGTACAAATCGCCCTTTTTGACGCATTCGACATGCGGGACGCACTCGCGTCTAGCGTGAAGCGGCAGAAGATGGACAACGGCGAAACCATCGGAGAAGCATTAGACAATCTGATTCAGTTTTTGGAATCGTTGGAAGAAGAGGTGACAGCATGACCGACCATAACCCCACCACGCGCAAGCACCCGCGCACCCTGCAAGAGGCATTCCCCCGCGCCCCTGAGTGGCGGGAGCATGACAGCAGCCCCGACCAGTGGGACTATGTAATCACCATCCTAGGGATTGCCCTGATAGTGTTTACCCTACTATTGACATGGTTGGAAAAGTAGGCTAGAGTTCGCCCCGTTGCCGTAGGAAGCGACAGATGAGAGCCGTTACACATGCCTTCGCCCTTGGTCTTTACCGATGGGTTCCTACCGAGGGCAGTTGTAACGGCTTTTTTGTTGTCCCTACGCATCCGTCCAGTTGTCGGTGAACCATACGGCAGGGCTGGAGGACAGGCGCTACTGTGGGAAAGGTCTGAGAGAGCGCAAGGGGTGGCGAAGATAGTGCCCCTGACCGAACGACTGTCGGGTATGTGCGGCTCCGTCCGGCATTGAAGGCCTAGTTCCCCTGCGGGAGGGCTAGGTTTTGCTCACCATCCGGCAGAGGGGTTTGTAGGGTAGTCGAAGGTCTAAAGGACTAGTAACTAGTAGTAGAGTATTCTTTTTTTTTAGGTAGTACCGGATGAACCCATTCCTAATTGATAGTCCCACATGCATCAGCTTTAGCGGTGGACGCACTAGCGCCTACATGCTCTGGCGGGTACTGGAAGCTAACGGGGGACTACCCGCAGAAGCCATAGTCTGCTTTGCCAACACGGGGAAAGAGGATGAGGCCACGCTGCGGTTTGTCCAAGACTGTAGCGAACAATGGAACGTCCCTATAACTTGGCTAGAGTACAGGGCAGATGGGTATGCGGTGGTGGACTATGAGACAGCCAGCCGTGACGGGGAACCTTTCGAGGCGCTGATACGAAAGAGAGGGTTTCTACCTAACCCTGTCGCTAGATTCTGCACTGTGGAACTGAAGGTCAGGACAATCCACAGATACCTTAAAGCCAATAGCTGGACAACCTGGGACTCTATGCTTGGCATACGCGCAGATGAACAGCGCAGGCTGGCGAAGATAGGCAATCAGGACTATGGCAAGCATGAAGAGAAGGTAGCCCCGTTGGGGCAGGCCGGAATTACTAAAGACGCTGTAGGGGCTTTTTGGAGGGAGCAACCCTTTGACTTGGGTTTACCCAACATGAACGGGGTAACCATGCACGGCAACTGCGACCTGTGCTTTCTCAAGGGTGGGGCACAAGTCCTTAGCCTGATAACTGAGAAGCCAGAGCGTGCCGTATGGTGGGCAAAGATGGAGGCGTTGGCGTTGGCGTCTAAACCTAGTGGTGCGGTGTTCCGCTCTGACCGCCCCAGCTATGCATCCATGCTGCAATTCTCCCAGGAGCAACGGGATATGTTTGACCCTAACGAAGAAGCCATAGCCTGCTTCTGTGGAGACTGACATGCAACATCAAGGACACAAAGAGTGGGCATTTCGCCTACAGGACAAAGAAGCAGCAGGGATACCGCTATCCAATATCCAGAAGAAATACTGGAGGGAAGCACTAGGAAAAAGAAAGGAAGACCCAGCGGTAAGAAGGCCCCGCACGCCTAACCAAGTAATGCTATAATTCTCTCGCGGGTATCTTCCCGCTTTCACAATGAAGGTTTCACATGTCAACAAAATACTGCATCAACTGCAAGCATTTTTCCCCAGCGAAAGATGACCCCGACCACCTCTACGCGAGGTGTTCTCACAACCATACCCCGTCTCTAATTACTGGCACTCTTGTGCGGTCAAGCATGGGCTTTTGCTCTGTTCTCCGTATGGATGGCACAGACAAGTGCGGGGTGGAAGCTATTCACTACGAAGAAAAGGCGGTGTCCCATGTCTGATAAATCCACACCCATTGACCCAACATGGCTGGAAAAGGTTGGCGGCTTTGCCCGCGACATGACCCTGCGTGATTGGTACGCGGGGCTGGCTATGCAAGGAAGGGTTGCAAATGAGGCTACATTCGTAAAGTGGAATAGCCAAAAATCCTATGAATTCGCAGACGCAATGCTGAAAGCGAGGGAGGCGAAATGAGCGATTTCTCACCCGAAACCCGTAATAGCGCCTGGTGGTCAGGCGACAGCCGCCTAGCCGCCCAAGGCAGGGCTAACGAAGCCATCCTGGTCAAGCAAGGCCGCATGGAACGCCCTGACCTGTCCGGCATAGAGGCCGTGCAGATGGGGCATGTCATGGAACCCGTGATAGGCCAATTGGCACAGAAGGCTCTAGGCGTGGAGCTGACCAAGATAGAGGACGCATACACGCACAAGACTGAGCATTGGATGCGCTCTCACTTTGATTTCGCTGGAAGGGATGCATATGGTCAAGGTTTTCTTGTCGAGGCTAAGAATTACAACGCGGCAACGCGCAACAAGTTTGACGCTGAGAGCGGACTACTACCGCCTGCTGATATGGCTCAACTTGTCCACGAAGCAGCGGTATTCGGTGTCCAGAAGATTTACCTGGCTGTGCTATTCGGCGGGCAGGAATTTGTCCTTATCCCTCAGACGATTACTGATGAGATGAAAGAGGCCCACGTGCAGGAGATGGCAAAGTTGTGGGCACATGTGCAGGCAGGAACAGCTCTCCCGCCGGAGACTAGCGACCAGGCTAGGGCATTGTTCCCTGTAAGCCAAGAGGGGCTGAAAACAGCCTCACAGAGCGTAGAACAGGCTGCGGCGGTACTGAGCCAAGTCAAGGCCCAAATAAAGGCTCTAGAGGCCCAGGAAGACCAACTGGCGACCATGTTGCAGGGCTACCTCGCAGACAGCGACACGCTGGTCACAGTAGACGGGCGGGTGCTGGCTACTTGGAAGTCTGCCAAACCCAGCATGAAGTTCGACAGCAAGCTGTTCGCTACTGCTATGCCGGACGTTTACCGCCAGTTCACAGTTTCATCCCCAGGCTCACGCCGTTTTCTTTTGAAGTGAGGTTCACCATGTTATTTTTTCAAAATGAGAAAGATGAGTTGAAGCAAACCCTTGTAGGGATTCTGCGCGATATAGAACGGCTGCGGTCATCTATGGAGCACCAAGTAGATGTCCTCACCAAGCGCCTAGACAGTCTGACGCACCCGCACGGGGCCAAGAAGGACGGGACACCCCGCGCTAAACCTGGGCGCAAACCAGGAGTAAAAGCATGAAACCGAAGATTACTTTGACTTGGGATGGTGAACAGTGCGTCACCAAATATTCCAATGAGTTTGTTGAGGCTGATTGGGTTGTTCGCGTGGATATGTTGCGAGACGCTATCAAGGACTTACAAGACCTTTACACCAGTCTTTTTCCAATGTTGGGAGATAAATCATGAGCAACGCATTAGTGCCAGTGGCAGATATAGAGAAGATGGCAGGGGCTATCGCCAAGTCCAAGATGTTTGGCATGAAGACCACAGAGGAGGCTTTCGCCCTCATGCTGATAGCACAGGCAGAGGGTATGCACCCAGCTATCGCTGCCCGTGATTTTCATGTCATCCAAGGCCGTCCTACGCTGAAAGCAGATGCCATGCTGGCCCGTTTCCAGAATGCTGGCGGCAAGGTGCAGTGGGATGTCTACACAGACGCAGAGGTCACAGGGACGTTCTCGCATCCGCAGGGCGGCTCTCTGAAACTCACCTGGACGTTCGCCCAAGCTAAGTCTATTGGCCTCACGGGGAAGGACAACTGGAAGAACTATCCCCGCGCCATGCTGCGTGCCCGTTGCATCTCAGAAGGTATCCGCACTGTGTACCCAGGCTGTGTGGTGGGAACCTACACGGCAGAGGAGATAGAGGAAATCCCGAAGGCCAAAGACATGGGCATGGTGGAGGAAGTGGTGGCTGCTGTGGAGGAAGTGCAGATTGTGCCGGACGGGGCTTTTAAGCTCTACGTGCCTGGCAACGATGCGCCCTACGATGCTTTTCACTCTGAGGAAGAGTGGCTGAATGCCTACGAATACATGGTTGAGCGCATAAAGAACAGCACCAAGATGGATGCTATTCAGAAGGCGCAGAAGCTGGATGGCCTCAAGGCTTGCAACTTGGATATGCTGGATTACGTAACACCTTTGGAGAAACCACTATGAGTAACGCTCACCGCGAGATGCCAGGGTCAGGAGTGGCCTACTGGGAGACAGAGAAGAAGTCCGACAAAGGGCCGGACTACAAGGGCTTTATCGTCCTAGAGATGGACTACAAGGCTGGCGAGAAGCTGAAGCTGGCTATGTGGCTTAAGAACACCGCACAGGGCAATACCCTGCTGTCGCTGAAAGAGGACAACTGGCTCAAGCGTAAGAAGCTGGAGCAGGACGCACCTGTGGAGGTCACCCCTGCCTACCGCCGTGCCCCGCCCCGCAGGGGGCAGGACGATGATTCTGACCTTCCCTTCTGATGGCAAAGGAATCACCCACCAGCCGCACGCTGGAAGTCCTGCGAGAGCAGGGCTACACAGTAGCGATAGTGGAGAAGTGGAACCCACACGCCAGGATACGACAAGACCTTTTCGGGTTTATCGACATCCTGGCTATCAAACGGGATGAGACTCTTGCTGTGCAGGCAACTGCCAGTGGTGTCTCTGACCGACTGAAAAAGATTATGGCTAGTGACCTTTTACCGAAAGTGAGGGAAGCAGGATGGAAGATACAAATCTGGGGGTGGAGGAAGTCGAGCGTCACAAAGAAGTGGGTCTTGAGGATATTAGACGTCTCATGAGAGATGCCTATCAGCAGGGCTTTATGGACGCTGTGGCCTGGATGCAGAAGCCAGAAGGAGAGATGCAGTGAACCAAGACGACGACACTGACGCTGGTGGTGATTTCTTCATCGACTTGGTGAAGACCATGATTGCCATCTTTTTCTTTTGCTTGTTCATGTCTGTAGTGGCAAGCATTGTGTACGGGCTAATAGCATGATTCAAATCATCTACATTCCTGTGCTTTTTGTTTGTATGGCAGGACATTGTGAGTTCATGCAAGCGCAAACTTGGTTCAAGACCGAACAACAATGCCGCGCTGCGGTAGATGCACAAAAGGAAAATTTGCAAAAGATGGCCCTTAAAGGTGGGCAAATGGTCACCCAGCTTGAGGGCACTTGCATCACACTACGAAACGGAATGCTATGAAAACAGAAGAAGATGAGGCGTTTGAGGACATTGAGCGCAGACAAGGCGGCTTCCAAGCCAAGCGGAAGATGGCTGCGAACAAACTATGGGACAGGCCCAGCGTTGCGTTTGATGAATGGTGGAACAATGACAACGATGAAAGCACTAATCCATTTAGGTTAGAAAGCGGCGCGTATTGGGCATGGGCAGGTTGGAAAGCAGCCTTGGCACAGCCAGCGCAGGAGCCTGTGGCGTGGATGCACCCCAGTGGTGGCGTGTTGCAGAAATTAGCTACTGGCCTTGAGCGAAGCACCTACACCATACCTCTCTACACCACCCCACCAAAGCGCGAGTGGGTAGGGCTGACGGATGAGGATGAAATTCCTTGGGATGGTGTTGATGCCAAGTCTTTTGCCAGAGCCATTGAAGCCAAACTCAAGGAGAAAAATTTTGACTAAGAAAGAACCTATGACAGAAGAAAAGAAGACACACATTTTTGTAGCCACCCCTATGTATGGTGGCATGTGCTGCGGCTACTTCACCAATAGCCTTATCGCTATGACCAACGTGATGAAACAGGTGGGATGGGACATGTCCTTCTCCAGCATGTTCAATGAGTCACTGATACAGCGGGGCAGGAATGCGCTGGTTCACCAGTTCCTAAAAACACCCTGCACTCACCTGATGTTCATAGACGCAGATATCAAGTTCGACCCAGCACAGATTCCCCCGATGGTGGACGCTGACGTAGACATCATCTGCGGCATCTACCCTAAGAAGGAAATCAACTGGCACGGGGTTGAGAAGGCCGTGAAAGAGGGCGTGGAGGTTAACAAGCTGGCTACCCGCACTGGCAGCCTGGTTGTGAACCTTGTGGACTACACAGGCTCTGTGACCGTGCCGGAGAACAAGCCTGTGGAAATCTGGAATGGTGGCACAGGGTTCATGCTTATCAAGCGGGAAGTGCTGGAGGGTCTGGCAGACAAGGTGTCCAGCTACGTCAACGATGTCACGGTCATCAACGGCACTATGGGTGCAGACCGTATCGTGGAATACTTTGCTTGCAGTATCGAGCCGGAGACAGAGCGCCTGCTGTCAGAGGACTACCACTTCTGCTACGTGGCTAGGAAGAACGGCTACAAGGTCTGGGCAGCACCGTGGGTGCGCCTGGGGCATCTTGGCAGCTATCTGTTTGAAGGTGGCCTGCTGCCTGCGCCTTAACGCTTGGCGGTCTTGGCAGAACGCTTGAAAGCCTTGGCGGTAGGGTAACCCCTCTGCCCTGGCTTCTTAGCTGGCAGACCAGCCTTCCTGCGTTTGTTGATGTTGTAGTACAGACCGCGCTTTGCTTTCGGTGTTTTCATCTGCATCCCCAGCGTTTACGTGCGGCCTTGCCGCGCTCACCCGTCCAGCTTTTGCTGCGGGCACAGAAAGACTTGTGGCGTGGCCCAGACTTCTGAGGGGCTTTGAGGTTGCTGCCAGTGGCGCGGTTGTACTTCTTCCGGCCCTTTTCTGTCAGGCCGCCGCCCTTCTTAACAGATAGCTTCTCTCCTCTGCCGACAGAGAGCTTTACATTCTTCTTAGGCAATTTTGGCTCCTTGCTGTAGTTGGGCCAGGGTTAGGCCACCAGTGTATTGGAAGTGCGGGAACTCTTTGAACGTCACCCAATCACCAGCCCACTCCAGGCCGCAGGACTTGCCAATCTCACCAACTTTCTTCCACATGGCCTGGTCATCCCAGATAGCCTTACCGTTGACCAGCGGCACGACATCTAGGGCGCAGCGCCAGTTATGCCAAGACTGCCCAGCTTTAGCTCTGGTGACAATGTTGCCAGGTGCGGTGCGTCCTTGGGCGTAGAGAGCGTTTTGGCTTTCGTTGTCGCGGTAGGTAGAGGTCACCAGCAAGTCGATGCCTTTGGCCTTGGCGGCTGCGATAAAGGCTTCTGCCCGCTGCTTGGCTGGTGGTGCTAGGTCATCCAGGCTGCGAGAGTTAATCACTTTGCGGCTACGCCCTGTATCTTCTCCGCAGTGCGTAAGCCACCCAAGCCCAACATACCCAGCAACAGGGGCATCATTGTTCCAGTATCCATAGGCGGGAATTTGACGGGGTGACCGTAAAGCGCAGAACCCCACTCAGCGAGAGGGCCAAAGACAAACTGGACACCAAACCCTAGGCCGCAAACCCAGCCGATGAAAGGCCGCCAGCCACTGACAAACACGTTGGGGTTCGCAGCCTCTGCCTTGTTGACCTCCATCTGTCCGGCAATCTGGGCAAGCTCACCTGACTGCTGTAGCTTGAAGAGTTCTAGCTTGGCGGCAGCGGCTTGCACGGGGTCAGGCCACAGCCTGTCCATGACTTTGCCACCAATGTCAAGCAGTGCGGATACAGGATCGAGCGCCATTCTTAACCTCCCAACAGTTTTTTGATAAGTTCCGCCGCAAATCCAGGGCCAAGCAACAGCACGCCAATGATGGCGTACAAGATAAGCTCAATTTTCTGCATACGCTTTTGACCGAAATCAAGCGATTTTTTTATTCCTGCATATCGTTCTGCACAAATAGCCTCATGCACGCTGATGCGCTTGTCATTTTCTGTTGCTAACTCATGTGCAGTTTCCACTCGAAGTCTCCGTAATTTTACAAGCCCTCACCAGGGGTGAAGTAAGCCTCAGAAGCAGCTTCCCCGATAAACGCAATGTAAATGGGAGTGGAGCTAATTTGATACGGTACGGTGTACACCTTGGTGCTGGCAGGAACAGACACCAGAGCGTACTGCGGAGAACCGTTGGCAGGCAAAGTACAAGTCACGCTGGCGTTGGCGCTGATAACAAAGTACGTAGGCTGACCAGTAGCTCCGCTAGGCTGGTGGTTAGCCACTAAAATTTGATTGCAGGGGCTGTCAGCCGTGATGCTGATTGTCTGTGAGGCGGTGGTGACGTTAGCTTTGTACGTCTTGCCCTGCGCCTGGAAAGGGATGTTTGCAGCCATTAGTACACCTTGCAGCCACCGCCGGAGGTAGGAGATTGTTTGGTGTTGTAGCTGCCTTCTGAGAAGTCAAAGGTCGAGCGGTAGCCGCCTTTCGGCAACTGTCCTGGCTCCCAGCGTTGCATGTCCTTGCTGCCGTCACGGGGCAACTGAGGACGGGTGGACTTGGCTACTTGTTGGTTAACGTCATGTGGACGTTGGTGGTCTCGGGTCTGCATTACTTTTCTCCTTTGCGGTTACGAGAAGATACGCGAATATCACATAAATTCCCAGTGTTGTCACTCTTTCCCAGCCCATGCCCCACATCGTCCAGCACCCAAGGCCAAACGATGTGAGTAAAGCCGCGATAGTTATCAAGCGGTCTGAGATGACCGCCAAAGCTAGGCGAATGATAGATGTTGCATCCATGATAGTTACCCTCTAGTTGTGAGGTAATCATCTTATCATTTATCGTCATCATCGTCTAACCCAAACCCGCTGCCCCACTCGGAGTCAGCGTCCTTCATTTTGAGTTGCTCTAGCTTTAGAGCGCGGTCTATCACCCGCATCTTGTCTGTGATGGTCGCCGTGGTGTCAGCCATGATTTCTTTCATCATCTTGTTGATGGCGTTCTCCAACTCGGGGTTGATGCCTTTTGCTTTCTTGCTCATTTAGTTTCCCAGCCTTCCACCGTAAGTGTCTTCTGCCTTGTCTTTTCCTAGCTTTACCTGAGGAGTTATCGGCGCGGTTGTTTGTACGTAAGGAGCAACTTTTTGAGCGTACTTGCCTGGAAAACCCGTAAATTGCTTTGGCACGCTTGGTTGAATAGCAGACTGAAACAGCTTGGCAAGAGGGGATTCTGTAATGCTTCTATACGCAGCAACTGGTACGCTTGGTTTTCCCATTTGCTTTGTGCCTCGAAACATTGGCCCCCACTCAGCCAACTTGTCATACAAAGGATGTGTAGTTTCGTTTCCTCTTTTGATAATTGTTTGGTGCAATTCATCTAACGGAATTTGACCAGCGGCTGTTCTTCCAGGCACTTTGCTGTACACATCACGTATGGTGGCAAAAGACGTATACGCTTTTCTCCAATTTCGGTATTGGTCTACAAGTTTGGAAGATATTTTGTCAAGATTTCTTTCTGCAAGGTCGTGCAAGGCTTCTGCGGTCTTGTGCAATATTTTGGCTTGTGGGCCTTCTGCTGTAGCCAGGTATTGGTTTACTTCTTCAATAGCACCGCGCAATCCTATAGCATCAAACGTGGGGTCAACCAACTTGCCGCCAACCCTTTGGCCTTGGATGTTCTTGTCAAGAATTGCTTTTACAACATTGCCTTTGTCTCCAAAAGCCGTGTTTGCATCTTTTACCAAATCACCAACTTCATTTAAGAATTGCTGGTCGGATGTAAATTTTTTGCCGCCAAACAACTGCTGAACTTCGTTGCCAAGAGCATTTCCTGTGTTTTCTATCCACGTGCCATCAACAGATGGAGTTTTGAAACCCGTTCGTTCAGTAGCAAGCTCTGTTGCTTTGGTAAGATTTTGAGAAGCCTCTACACTAGTTTCGCCAGCACCGTATTTCATGCCTTCTGCGGTTTTTGCACCTGGCCCTAGCTTGAAAGTATTTTTGGCTTGCTTGTACATGTCGTTAAGTTTTGGCTCTATGTAACCAATTGTTCTTCCGGCAGTGCCTGCGGCAACTTGTCCAGCACCGCCACCTAACACTTCCGCAACTGGCTGGTACGATTCAGGAACGCCAAATTCTTCAGCGGCTTGACCAAGAGCAACGGAGCCAACATAACCTAAAGCAGCAGGAACTCCTCCAAAGGGCGCTGCCGCCAACGCATACGGAGCATTTCTAGCTGCCCTTCGAGTCAATCTTTCGGTAAAGGTGCTAGGCTTGGGCAAGTCAAGGCCTTCTGCAAGAGCCTCACCAGTAAAAGGCACAGACTCAGCAAGACCCCTTCCGGCGGCTTGCAATCCACCTCTCAAACCGCCAGCACTTTTACGCCCGCCAGTGCCTTCGCTTGAACCTAATCTGCCGCCATATTCATCAGCCATAACTTTGCCCCTGTTATTTCAGAATCTGTTTTATCTCTCCAGTGGTGGTTCTTATGTAGTCACCAACTTTGAGCTTTCCTGGCCCTTGATAATTTGGAGCCATTCTTTTGTCTAGTTCTTTTGCCGTAACAATCGGGAAGTTTTCAGACATCCACTGCTCTCCGCCTTTTGTGGTCAAGTCAAACCTGCCCGCATCTTTGCGGTTCTCAACTTGCATCCCAAAATTAGCAAGGTTGCGGTTGGACTGATGAGCACGGTCAGCTAGAATTCCCATTAAAGTTTCTGGTCTGGATGCTTGGTCATAAAGACCTTGGAATGCTTTATCAAGGTAAACGCTGCCACGTTGACCGCTAGACTGAACGTCTGCCAAAGCCAACGAAAACAACTTCTTGTTAAGCAATTTTGCAGAACTTGCTTCATCCGCTGTAAGTGCGCCCCTTTTAACAGCATCGTCAACTTGGCTGTCAATGATGCGGGCTTTTTCTCCAGCCGTGGTTTCTGATTCGCCAACAACGCTCTTGATAGCATCGTAGTTAATGATGTTCTTAAATTTAGCAGCAGCGCCAACAGCTTGTGGCTTTTGCTTGATGAACTTGGCAATGTCTTCAACTTCCTCAAGCGCCCTAGTTCCGTTAACAATTCGGCCCACGCTTTCTTTGCTCAAGTTGGTGAGGTTTTGAGGGTCAACATTAGAATAGTTTTGCGTAGCAATGTTGTAGACCTCGCGGTCAAGTTTGCCGATGCCACCGCCTTTAGCAGCAATTTCTTTTGCCCTGAGTGCTTCCTGCGCTCTGTCATGGCGCACAGTTTCTCTGTACCTATCATCTTCAAGTTTCAAGCGTTTTTCTTGATACTCTTTGTCCTTGAGTCTGTACTCAGCCGTGTCGCGGTCTCTTAACTTGTCCCGTTCTATGCGGGCAAGCTCAATGTCGGCAGCGGCTTTTCTGTTGATTTCTGCCAGGTTTTCTCCGTGCGTCCAGTTAGCTTTTGCTTTTTCTATTTCAAAAGCCCTTCTTGATATTTCTTCTTCCAATCGGAAGTCATTGTTTGCTTTGGCACGCTTTGCTTCTTCTGTCAATTTTTGTGAAGCAAGGTCGTACTGGGCCAACACTTTGTCACGCTGTTGCTCTCTAGCTTCGTTGGCTTTTTGTGTGTCAAGCCGCAAAGTAAAGTCTTGGTCAGCAGCACGCTGGTTTTCTTTGGCAACCATTTCAGCGGCTTTGCCGCTGGCCTTCACCATTTCTTTCAAGGTCTCAACAGTCTTGCCGTAGCCGTTCTTTTGGTAGTAGTCAGAAAGAAACGTAGCACCATCCTCCAAGAACTTGCCTTGGATGGCCTGGTCACGCGCTGTCTTGTCCATGTTGGTCAACAGTTCGTTGTCTTGCATGAACGCCAGCAGTTGCTTAATCCGTGAATCCAGTTGTTTCTGGTTTGTCTCAAAGATGCTCTTCTCTTTCTTGTAGAGGTCATCCCTACCTTTTTGGTGACCTTCCAACATGCCGTTCATGGCAGACATGGCGGCTTGGGAATACTCTTTGCCTCCAGCACCAATAGCAAAACCAACCACATTCAGGAGGCCAAACAGCGTCATCAGGTCTTGAGCATTTTCCTCATGCGGGATGAACGGTTTGGCTTTGGCTTCTAAGGCCTGCTTGTACTCTGCCCGTGATGGGTCATCCAAGATTTCTCGTCTTTGTTGGGCAGCAGATTCACCCAAAGCCCTTTGCTTTGCGGCTTCACGCTGGGCAGTATCAATCTTTTCCAAGCCTGCAAACTTCAGCTTTTCTTCTTCCGCTTTCCCAAGAGCTTCAATATCTGGCTGCACCGCCGCCATGTAATCTTTACCCACAGGAAGAGGTTTCTCTGCCCTTGCAGCAGAAAAATCAACAGGAGCAGCCACTGGCTCTGGAGCTTTCAAAGACACGGCCTCTGCCGCAGGATTTTTAGCAAACCCTGTTCCTAGAGCCTTACTCAGCAATTCGTCATTTGTTGCCATGCTGTTGCTCCTTATTCTTTGGCTGGAGCCGTTGGAGTACCAGCCAACAAACGGGCAATGTTGTTGGCATAACCCGCAGCCAAGCTATTGACGTACTGGTCAGCCTGCATACCCGCTTTGATAGCGCCAGTGGCAATGCTGTCGCCTATGCCAGAGACTTTCAGGCCGTAGTCATACTGGTTCTGCAACAGTTGCTGACGCATGTTCTCTACCGCCATTTGAGCCTGCTGTGCACCTACGCCTCCGCGCTTCTCTGCGCCCTGTGCGGCCTGTGCTTGTGCGGCTTGTAGCTGTTGTTGGGCAACAGGCGAAAGCTCTCCGCGCTGTGCTTGTGCAATAAGTTGCTTGCCTTGCTCTTGGTAAGGTTTGGCAACATTTGCGAGGTCTTCTCTGTACTTCTTAGCCTGCTCTGCTCCTTGGCTAATTTGGTATGCACCAAGGATAGACTGCAAACCACCAATGCCTAGCTTTGCTTTTGTTGGCTCACTGAGAGTTTTCCACCAGTTCTTGATGTCATCACCAACGCCTGCTTCTTCTTTGGCTCCAGGAGTTATGCCTGGAGGTGGTGCAGGCCTGTCAGACAGGCGTTGAACCTCTGCTGCCGTTTGGTCGGTAGTTATGCCAACACCTGGTGCTGCTCTAACGGGAGTTCCAGCACTAGGTCCTTGAAAGTCAAAAATGGGCTGGGCGGGCTGGACATAAGGCCCCTGAAAATCCATTTCTGTGCCCTGCGGCGCTGTGCGGGCAGGCTGTACATCTGGAAAATAAGTGTATTGATATGGATATTGAGTGGCAGGAACTTCTACAGCAGGCGCAGGCTCACTTGTGCCAGGTGTTTCAAAATCGTATATTGGGTTGGAGTCCAAAGGCTCAAAAGAAGGCACACCAGTGTCCTCATGTGGCTTACCAGAGCCTCCACGGGCTTTCAGCAAGTCAGCTTCCTCTTGGTTGATGTAGGCAAGCATGTGCCCTGGCGGGGCTTTCTTTTGCAACAGCCGCGCTATTTTGCGGACATCGCCACCCACACCTGTCATTTGCCGAATTGCTGATGCCATGCTTACACTCCTAGTGCGTCTTTGAGTTTCAGAGACTCTTCGTTCCAAACCTTCTTGCGTTGCCCACCCGTACCTGTGCCTTCAATTTCACCAGCGCCACGGGAGGCTGTCAACCCTGTAGTAGTTCCCAAAGCCTGACCTAAAGCCTCTGTGGAGGCAGAACCACCCACTTTAGACTTTACAGGCAGGCTGGTAAATGTGTAAGCATACTGACCAGGTTTTGTCTCTGGGATTATGTTCATCTTGCTGGAGGGTTCAGCAGGCAAAAACGCACCCTGTTTAGGTTCTTCTATAGGCGCAACAAAAGAGCCTTCCGGCATGTACGCGCCCTTCTCAGACCCAGCAATTTTTGCCTCTTGCCTTGCCAACCGAGCATCTTCTGCTGTTGTTTGGTCTAACGGTGCTTCAACAGGAGGTGGCGTGTCAAAGGTTGGGGATTTCAAATAATCACCCAGAGCCTGCTCACCCGCACTGATAGCTATCTGCTCTGGCGTTCTTTCTAAGGCGGCTTGGCCCGCAACAGAACCCAGAATCCTAGAACCAGTTTCACCACCCACTGTTGACGCAACAGTACCAGCGGCAGCGGCTTTTAGAATGTCATCAGGAGTGCCGCCACGCAGGGCAGTAGTTGCAGCGGAGCCAGATGCGGATGCTGCAATGTCTGCAAGCAAAGGACTTGCGCCAGCACCAGTTGCCTGCGCTCCAGCATAGCCGCTGGCTTGACCACCAGCGTAGCCAGTAGCGGCGGCAGTGGCAATTTGACCAACATCTCCACCGTTTGCGGCTTGCACCGCAGCACTAGCAATGGCTGTACCCGCAGCCTCGCTAACGCCAAACAAAACGCCCACCTCTGGGCCAGCGGCAATGATGGCTACAGCCTCAATGATGGGCAGGGGATTTTTCTGGATGACATCAGACACATTGCTGATGGTTTTGCTAACGTCCTCAACTGCTTTGCTTACGCCACCCATATCAAGCTCCTATCTCAATAGCAAATTCTGGCTCACCACTGACGCTTGGCTTCTGCTGGACACGGTACTTGATGCCAGCTTGGTCTAGCACTTTTGTCATCGTAGGGTTGGTGACTGTCGATGTAGCCTTCTTGAACCCAGCCTTCAACATGGCTTGGTGCAGCTTTTTCACGTTATCCACAACCTCGCGGGGGTTGTCGATGGTGGCAATGTGTATCTCTGCCTGACCTGGGCCTTTGATGGTGTAAATCAACAGCGTGTTGCCAGAGCGCATGACGCGCATCTTGTTGCCGCTCACACCTTGCTGGAGGGCGGCATACGTCCTGTTGAAGTCGCCGCCAGTGCGCTCTACATCTTTGCGAATAATGTCTTGTGCGGTTGCTTTCATCACACCCCCAGAGCAGATGCTATTTGTTGATGAATGGTCAGGTGAACACCCAACCAATCGTAGAAGTCATCTTCCACATTCCAATCTGCGTCCAACAACTGAAACGGGTTATCCAACACCAAGATGGATGCCAGTGACTCATGCTCTTGGTTATGCACAAACAGCCAATCATCCAGGTTCTCAGTGCTGGCATCAATGATGGGGTACTTGGGGTACAAAATGTTTTGGTCAGCAAGCACTTGGGAGAACAGCCTGTGCTGCACCCCGTTTTCAAACAAAAACTGTCCTAGGCCGTCTTTGTCGCCAAACCGCACGTAGGACAAGTCATTCATGTTCATTTTAGAACGTCCCTGATGTGCCGTTGCGTCCAAATGTGTTACCAATAATCATCCAGTTTGCATTATCTGATTGCAGTTGAAGCCCGTCATATTGATAGCTTAAAACCTTGCTAGATTGTCCATCAATTAGTTGTGATGACGTGGTAAGAATGGTTACGGTGTTGGCTGTACTGTCTACTTTTTTGATGATGTAAACCTGTCCTGTTGCGCCAACAGCAGTAGGAAGCGTGAGCGAAAACGACGCAGTGCTTGCATTGCCAAGCACAGTGTAATCAAGTGTTGTCAGCGTGTATGCGCCTGTTTTTGTTGTTAATGCCTGTCGGACACCCGCCGTTGTTGTAATTCCGTTAAGCGCAGTTGTACTTGTTGCGCCAGATACAGACGAACCAATATTAATTGTTGTTGTCGAGCCGCTTAAACCGTTTGCGCCAAAATTTATGGTTTTGGTTGAGCCTGATGCTGTAGCACCAGAAGCAATGTTGGTTGTTCCAGATACAGTAGATTGTCCAAACGTGTTTGTTCCCGTTTGACTTGTTCCACCAAAAGTGATTGTTCCAGAAGCTAATGATGTGGCTGAAATGCCACCATTAAAAGTAACAGTGCTAGTTCCAGTTGCAGAACCAATGTTTACTACTGTAGTAGACCCAGATAATCCACCCGTACCAATATTTACAGTAGTAGTATTTCCAGACGAAGTTGCTCCTGTTGCAACATTTACTGTTTGACTTGCGGCTGATTGACCAAAAGTAAGAGCTCCTGTTTGCGATGTGCCGCCAATAGTTGAAGAGCCAGTTGTTTGTGCTGTTGCCTGAATTCCTGCTGCTGGGCCGCTTAAAGTAAAATTTCCAGCCGCAATGGTTATGCCAGAGTTGTAAGTTTGCAGGGCGGTAAATGTTTGCGCCAAACCCAGTACAGCAAATGTTGAACCACTTAAAGTTGGCAAATTGTAAGTAAACGTTGTTCCAGTAGTTAATCCACTAAGTTGAAATTGCGCTTGCTTGGTTGAGTCTACATCGTCTTGCAACGTAAATACGTTGTCTTTGACCGTAATACTTGTGCTGTTAACCGTACCGCCCGTGATGGTTACGGCATTGGCGTTTTGGATAGACATCGTACCCAAACCTGTCACGGCACTATTGGCAATGCTGATAGTTACGTTGGCTACGCTTGTAGCCTGTCCTTGAGCGTTGATTGTGACCTGAGGTACTGTTGATGCGTCTCCGTAAATGCCAGCAGTTACAGCGGTGTTGGCAAGCGCAATCGTGCCCGTGGTGGTGATAGGGCCACCCGTCAAACCTGTGCCTGTTGCTATGTTGGTAACGGTTCCTCCGCTACCACCTCCTGCTGAACTTACGGTCTTTAACATGGTTACATTCCATCCCCAGGCGTGATGTACACCGCAGCGGTGCTGCTGCCAGTGATGCCTGTAAAGTAAGCGTTAGGGACAAACGACAGAATCTCATCTGTGCCAGCCAGCAGCGGATAAGCAGGGCCAGTGCTGGTCACGACAACCGCGCTGTTGGTAGCGTCAGTAGACGCAACACCGTAGCCAAGAAACACAGTGACGCTGCCGCTGTTGATGATGCGGTACTGATTGCCGCCGAGAGTAGTAGACAGAGCTTGCACGGGCGAGGGTGCAGTCACAGCAGCGGTGAACACCACCGTGTTGCCTGTCCTGGTAAATGCGTTGGTACTCATGCACGCTCTCCTGTGGGCCAGTTCTGTGTAGTCACCACTGTAGCCAAGGTAGGCACATCTGTACAGGCGGTGATAGCCGCAACCAAACGAGTGCATTCTGCCAGCACAGCAGCGCGGTAGGTAGCCGTGTCAGCAGGAATGTCCACGCTGCGCTCCACTTTGCGGATGACCATCCAATCGGTCTGCGCCAGCAGTTTGTTGGCGGTGTCCTTGACTTGCGTTGACCACAGAGTCTTGAGGCTATCCAAGTCTTTGGGATTGTCCACGCCCCAATAAAAACGGTCATCGTAGGTCACCGTGGTGTCAGCCACTTCTGTGATGCCGATGGCGTTCTTCTCTTCAATATTGGTCAGGCGCAACCAATTGGCGGGATAGCAAGTGCCATCTACCTCGAAAGGCGCGTCAAGTTGCAGGGGTTGTCCGTTGAGTAAAAACATGAGTTACCTCGCTAAAGAATACTTGAATGGGTTTTCGGCAAAGCAGGCGTAAATATACGTTCCACCGCTGGCGTTTCTAGATACTGTTGTAGTTCGTAACTTAAAACCGTTTGAAAGAATATCAAGCTGGTCGCCCGTTCCTTCACTTGTAGAAGAATTGGGACTTAAATCTTTGGTGGCTACGTTGTAGGTATCTCTTGATGTATCAAAAACAAACCAATCACCAGTGCTATCAGTGCGTTTTATCAGCACATATCTTGGCCTAAATCCAAGAAACACAAACGGTCCATCCGCAGAGCCATTGCCTGTGTAGCTGCCAATTGCGCTGTATCCTGCTATTGCTGCAAAGCAATAAGCAAGAAAATCTCCAACAGGTGTAAATTGACCCGTCACAATTTGCACTGTAGTTGAACTAACTACAAGCCAATCAACACCTACTGTATCAGCACCATTGGTTGCATTTAGATAAACAGATTGTTTTGCAGTTAATGCATTAGTCCACACTTGCCAATTGCCTGTGCTTTCTTTGCGCTTGATGATGACAAAACCGGGCGTTACATTGAGGCCGTGACCAAAAGTAAAAGTGCCTGATGGCGCGGTGTAAGTTGCAGCACTAAACCCAGCCGTGGTGTTTGCGCTTACCGTGCTAGTGACTGACCCCACATTATTGGTTACTGCTGTACCGCCAGCTTTCCATTGCCATGCAACATAGGTGGCTGCATTGGTGTTCATTTTTGCCAAAGTGCCAATGGTAAAGCCTGTGCTGCCAAATGCAGTCAGCCCTGTTGTTTGCGTAGTTTCTGCCGCCGTGGTGTTGCTTACCATGTCTTTAGTAGCGCCGCGCACAACGTCATATAAAGCATGGTCAGTAGCGCCACTTCTGCCTTTGACCCATACAAAATCAGGTTGAAATGATGTGGTGTTGATTGTGTTGGCAATTGTCAAAGTTGCGCCTGTACCCGTGTATGTCGTAGCCGCCATGTACACCGCGCCGTTGGGTATCGTAGGCGTGGTCAGGTTGTAGGTGTTCAGCGCAACAAAGCCGCTTGGCGGGGTGTAGGTAAATGGACGCTGACCGGCATTGAGGCTTGCCGTCGTCGATGCTGCTGTGCTGACGTAGAAGAAATATGGCCCAGATGTTAGTCCGGTTGCAATGCTAGTGAAAGAACTGCCGTTGGTCGTGTAGTCAAAAGCACCAGTTGTGGCGTTGAATCTAAAACCATATGTCAGTCCAGTTGTCACCGTTTGGCTTGTTGACACTGCTGTTGAATACAGCGCAACAGTAGACGTTCCTCCAGTTGAGGTAATTTCCCAATAGCTGCTGCCGGACAATGCCATTGTTCCAATGCCGACACTTGATGCTGGGTAATCAAGATTCCCGTTTGTTGGAACGTTTGTTCTTCCCTGCCAAAGTGGGTTCCATGTTGGATAGTTTGCCTCTGTCGCGCTTGTCAGCGTTGGCACATCCGTCATGGAGTCGTAGGTCACTCCAGCGGTCACGCTGAGGTTGTTCACCGTCCAGGTGTTGCCGTTGCCGCTAGAGTCAGTACCTAGCGCAGCAGCAGTAGCGTAGCTGTTGAACTTGAGGTAGAACCCGTTTGTGCCGTATGTGCCCGTGTATGCAGTTGGTTGCCATACGCCGTTAGTGCTGATTGCCCCAAAGCTGGATGGGGTCAGGGCTTGACCGTCAATGGCATTAAATTCTGTGATATACCCATCATAAAAAGTAGAAGCATTGTTATTCCAATTTGTGCCAATTCTATTATTTGAATTGGCATAAAGTAATGCTGTATTTGCATTTTGTGCAGGGTAGTTTGCAGTAGAGAATGCAGTTACTTGAACTCCATTTACATAAATTTTAACCCTATTTGATGCGGTAGCTTGCGTGGTATCAATGGCAACAACAATGTGATACCAAGCGGAAGGGTCACGAAATAATTGAGTGGTTGTAATAGAAGATGTTACACCGCCCACTTGAACATTAAAAGCATTAGATGCAAAATTTAATCCAGCATCAAATCCTGATGAGCCATCATACCCTGCAATAACATAAAGATATGTTGCGCTTAAATTTCCAAGTTTTGCCCAAAAACTAAATGTTTGAATTTGACGGGACGTTCCACCAGTGCTAAATGTCCGACTCAAATTGGCGCTTGCGCTGCTACGAAACCGCGCAGAACGGGCAATGGTGTACGCACCACCGCCTGTGGATTTTAGGAATACGTCTTTGCTGGCGAACATTATGCGTATGCCTGTGCAAAGTTGCCGTACCAGTTAGTGCCGTCACTGATAAAAGTCAGGATGTCCCAACGGCTGGCTGTAGTGGTGATGGTAGGAGCAGTGTTGCTAGGCCACTTCACACTAGTGAACGTAGCGGTAAAGCCGCCTGCACCTGTGCTGAGAATCAAGATAAATGACTTACTGGCCCCTACAGCAGGCATAGTAAACGTGCAATTACCTGTGAGGGTACAGGTCTGCACAGTGCCCGTCACAAGCGAGATGGTTTGAGCAGTGCTGCTGTTACCAATAGCGTTGAGTGTCTCTACGTAGTTGGTGACCGTCACGTTGGCAGTAGTGAGGTTGCCCAGGCTGGTTGCAGTGCTGCCGAGAGAGACAGACGTATTGCCCAGCGTCACCGAGCTATTTGCCAGCAAGTTGTTGGGGAAAGCCGTGCCTGCGCTGCTGATGGTGACGTTAGCCAACGTCATGTTGTTGAGCGTGGTGACGGTGTTTCCTAGCTGGATAGCCGTGTTCCCCAACGTGATGGGTGTAGCAAAGTTGCTATCTAAGTTGGACAACGGAATAGCCGCTGTAGCCGTGCCAAAAGTATAGGGAACTGCCATTTAGAACCTCACTCTCAATTCATGTTCAAACTCAAACGTGTTGTACACAAAACCAGCACTGTTACTGGTAATGGTCAATCCTAGATACTTGCCGTACTGCTGCGCGTCACTCTTGTACAGAGCGTACCCGTTGGAAATCAGCCAGCCAATGGCTGCATTGCTGTTGTTTTTCCAAGGAATGGTGGTAAAGCTATTGTTATACCAAGTGACCGAATTGTCTAGTGTGTAGACGGGGCTGGAGCCAGATTCACTGTCCACCGTGGCATACAAACTAGAGGCATTGGTCAGGGTAGCCTCAATACCAAACTTGAGCGCCTGCTTGGTGCGGATGCTGTCGCCCATAGGCATCAGGGCCGTGCGGATGGTGGAGGCGACATTGCCCGTGGCGTTGCCGTACAGTTTGTACAGGTCAGTGCCTGTAGTCCCGTAGAGGTTAATCACCCCGCTAAACGGGACAGAGGTGATGTATGTCAACGCGCCCTGGCTGGTGATGAACCATTTCTTCTCAAAAAACACCGCTTGGATGGGCCGAGGAGAGGACAGCGGGTCGTTGTAGGTGAAGGAGAACGCCGCGCACAGGATGTTGTTGAGCAGGACTTGCCCGCCCGTGACGGGCTGGGTGAAGTCAATGTACGGGAAGATGCCGTCCAGTTGGTCAGAAATCTTGCTGGTGGTGGAGCCGACCAGGGCGTACATGCCGTAGTCGTTCATGAACAGGACAGAGCGGAAGTACGGGAAGATGCCGTACACCCGCTTAGTACCTATACTGGCGCTGACGTTGGTGTTGGTAAACAAGGTCACGCCCGTGTTGGACACCCGCAAGTCAGAGAAAACGTTGATGCTGTCATCACCAAACACGTATAGAAAGTTGTTGGCAGACAGCAAGGCCTGAATATTGCCGTGCAGAGTGGAGTCTGTGATGGTGAAAGACCCCGCAGACACGGATGTGAAGTCGCTGACGCTGGTGGCAGAGGAGTAATACACCGTCCTGCCCGCAGCTACCCATGACCGCCCCGAGAAGGTGGCTACATCCACAATCTTGTCGGTGTTGACAATGGCTGTGGCGGTTGCACCCGTACCTGGTGAGGGGCTGCTGTCAGTGATGACCACCGTCACGTTGGATGCAGAGGTGTATCCAGCCCCTGCGTTGGTCATGATGACCTGAGTAATCTGCCCGCCGGACACGATAGCGTTGCCGATAGCCCGTGTTGTCCAGCCAGTGCCGTCACCGATAGTCACCGTGACGTTGGCAGAGTTGCTATAGCCCGTGCCCAAGGTGTTCATCACCACCGACACCGTGCCTGTCTTGAACGTGACCAGAGAAGCCACCGCCGTGGCGCTGGTAGTGGCTCCACCGCCGCTGATGGTCACGGTAGGCGCGGCTGTGTAGCCTTGACCACCGTTGGTGAGGGTAATTGCCGTGACAACGCCGCTGCCTATGGTCACAGTAGCCGTTGCTTGCACGTTGCCTGTTAGCTCTTGTGGGGCAGAAATGGTGATGCTGGGCGTGCTGGAATAGCCTGCGCCAGCGTTTCTGATGCCAATAGCGCCTACAGAACCAATACTGGACAGGTTGCCGCCATCCCAAGAAAACAAGCCCTTGTCAGGGTCACCAATGATGACTTTCTGGTTTTTGTACTGGGCTGTGGTTACGCCTGACGCAGAAAACGTGCCCGCAGCGGCAATGTTTCCAAGCGTGGAGCTTGTGACGTTGAAATATTGCGCTGCACCATTGGATTGAAACGCCACCACATAGTCACTGACGTTGATGTTTGCAGAATTGAGCGTGGTGACCGTGTTGCCAAAAGCAACAGCGGCATTGCCAGAGTCTCTGACCGTCAACTGCGCGGGGGTGACTTTGATGTTGCCAAACCCGATGGGCATGGCGTTCTCTATCCAGGCGAATTCATCCTCTTTGATAGCCGTTCTGTTGGCTTTGGTGTTAAGAGTGGTGAAATTCTTAACAACAGCATAAGACTTCTTTTGCTCTGCTGCTGCCATGATTAGTACGGGCTAGAGTAAGGGTCTGGGATGCGGCGCGTGAAGACAGAGTTCTGAACAGCATTGACATGCTTCATGTACTCTTGCTTGTAGATTTCAGCCTCGCCGTAGCTCTGCTCTTTGTACTTGGCCTTGTAGGCTGCGTAGAAAGCCACAGGCGTGGTGTACGGAGATACGATAACGTCCACGGCATCAGGCGCATCAGATGTCAGTGCGGTAGGCAGGATGACCGTATCTATTTCGATGTAATAGCTCTGGTCTGGCACGGGCGCAATGTATATCTGCCCCTGACCATAGGTTGAAAAGCAGATGGGCCTGCCCACGTAGTTCTGCCAATACCGTAGCTGGGCGTTGAAGTTGCTCCACGGCAAGTAGCGCAGCGGGATACGGCTGTTGCCCCAGTACAGGGTGATGTTCATCACATCCAGCGTGTATTGCCCGTTGGGCATGGCTGCGTAGTTGATGAGTTCCGCAGGGCCGGAATACTGCATGGTGGTCGTGCCGTTGGTGAACGGCGCGGTGGGCGGGAACGTGCTTCCAGAAGACGGGTAGGGCGGCGCAGAGTCGCCAGTAGTGCCGCCAGCCGTTACTTCATAAATGAAGATGTTGGAGAACAGGTAATCACCTGTGTTGACAGCCGTGTTGGCTGCCCAGATGGTAGCTACATTGCCACCAGAAGAAATGGGGGTTTGGGTAACCTGTAGGGTACGTAAGCACCCTGTATCTCTGACTACACGCTCACGGGCACTGTTGATGTAGTCCGTTAGTTCAGCATTGTCCCAGAAGACACCATTGGCATCATGCAGGAGCCGCCGGACTTCCGATATGTAGGAAGTAAGTGTTGCCATGTTGCTTCCATTTTATGCTGCCCTTTGGGTAACTTTTCCCCCTACGGATTTTTCAATCCGCAGAGGTACTACGCTAACCGCCGAGGGTAAGGAGCGGTTCTGCTCTGGCTGCTGCTCAGTGATTTCAAACCGAGCCAGCAATTCCAATCCTGTTGCTAAATCTGCGTGGGACTTAATCCATCCCAGGCGGGCAAGGAAGGGTTCCTTGTTAGGATTTCCATAACCAAACACATGCTGCGCCACATGGAAAGGAATCTCTACGGGCTTGTCTTTCACGAATTCATAAAAGACACCACCGTACCCATCTCTGAGTACGGTGTCGCTGTGGTTGGTTACAAAAACCGTCTGCGTCATAGATTCACAATGTCACCGTAGACCGTCACTTCACAAACAGCGTCAACAGCGGTGGTGACTTTCACCCACAAAGCACCCGAGCTATACACGTTGGAAACGGCATTAGCAGTGGGAGCAATGTCTTGGAAGGTCGTAGTGCTGGTGATGTTTGAGAGCTTGGTCGTTGCAAAAACTGCATTGGCTGCGTTGCCATCGCTAGACGTAATGATGCTTACGTTAGCGGTGGCAGCGGTTGCGTTTGCGTTAGAGATGGTGACACGGCGAACTATGTAGCTTGTACCTACCACAGACATCACGGCAGCAGCGTTGCTGACCGCATTCAGCGGAACAGGCACTGCTGTGGCAATAACAAAATTGCCAAACGAGTCTGGGTAACGTGAGCCTACATTGTTTGCGTTCATGTCTACTCCTTAGCTGGTGTAAGTGCCAGGAGCGTTGTTGCCGCCGTTGGAGGTGTACAGAGTCAAAGTCTGAGTGCTGGTGGTTGCGTTTGCACGCACGTTGTAGCCGTCAGAAATGATAGTACCGCCAGTGTTAGCAGCAATGTACGTAGTCCACGCATTTGCGTTAGCAGAGGTGTACGCATTCACTTCAATAGCCACGTTGTTGGTGGTTTGAGGAAGAATGTATGCACCAGCGGGGATGGTCTGTGCGCTAGACACGCCAGCGTTCATCAGCGTGGCGTTACCAATACCAATGCTGGTGATGGTAATACCTTGCAGATAAGCACCAGCCGTGTTGGTGGCTGCACTAGCAAGCAGGATTTTATTGAGTGATAAAGACATGCTCTGTGCTCCTTACAGTGAGAGGTAGTTGTAACCCGTCACCTTGGTCATCGACTTGGGCTTGACGTTCACCAGTTCGGCAATCATCAGCACAGCGCCGACATAACCAATTTGCCAGTTGGGCAGAGTGGACTCAAATCCTGTGAACACAAACGAACCTTGCTCATGGATGTAGAGCGACAGGTAGTTGGTGTTGAGGAAATAGACCGTGCCTTCGGGGCAGTAGGGGTCAGGATAGATTGGCACACCAGCAACCATCAGGGCGCGGAACGCAGCCTGTGGGCCGTTGTTGTCGCCGTCAAAGCCGGAACCTGGGGTGATGACATACTGCTCTTGACCAACAAAGTCTTGAGCCAGCAGCGTCCAAGTACCAAAGCCGCAAACACCAAAGCTAGGCATCTCAGCGCCGTTCTTCACAGTGCCGGAAATGTATTGCAAGATGTTCTGACGAGTGGGGTTAACCGAGCCAGCAGCGTACTGCTTCGACTTCCACCAGGTGTAGGTCGAGCGGTTGATGTTGCCGTAGGTTTGCAGGGTTGTACCGTCATCCACAGCACCAGGCAGTCCGATGAACTGTTGGGTGTTGGTGGTGTTGTTGTACAGAGCAGTTGCCATTGCGTCCATCATCACGTTGGTCGCATCGTTCATACGAGCTTCAATCAACGGGATAATTGCTGCGTCTTGCTGAACTGCGCCTTCCATACCGAGGAACGGCACGGGAGAAATCATCAGTTTCAGGTCGAATTCAGCGCTGTAAGCACCTTGTTGGACTGACGGCTGGGCAAAAGAGCCGCTGTAGTCAGACCATTGGGCATTCACAAACTGTGCGCCTTGGACAGGAACGGTTACAGAAGAGACACCACCAGAGGCTTGCTGACTATTGCTAATCAGGGCCGCAAGCAGCGGGGTCGAGTTGTAAAGCTGGACAACCAGCTTGGGAATAAAGGCTCTACGAGTTACGTAAGTCAGTTCAGTAAACTGAGATGACCCTGTAGCTGGTAGGATGCCGCCGCCAATAGCCATAAGGCCTCCTTACGAACAGATAAACAAAAAATACCCTCTTTTACAAACCTATCGGACGATTCGGTCTACGCAAATCGTTCAACGCATTCATCGCTTCATTCCGTGCAGCGCCAGCCGGATTCTTCCAGTAGCGGTTCAAATCAAACTGCTTCACGGGTGAAGGGTTGTATCCAGAAGAAGTAGGAATCGCTGCCTGCTTCATCCACGCATGGTACTGCGCCGCAGTCTCATGGTCATGGATTTTCTTGTCAAGCATGATTTTTTCTACTTCCTCAATCTCGCTCTCGGACTGAATCAGTCCTTTCTTCATCAGACCTTGGCGGCGCTTCTGGAGTTCTTCCACAGCGTCACGCTCCCGCAGCTTTGCTTCCAATTGTTGAACACGCGCTTCGGATTGACCAACAGCCTTGCGGGTGTAGTCTTCCATGTCGAGCTCGGGAATTGGCAAGTCCGGCTTGACCTTCTTGGTCATGCGGAGAAAGTCTTTGCGAGTCTCGGGATTTTCAGCCAGCATCTGGGACAGAGCAGCCAACTCATCACGAGCCTCTAGAGAAATGTTTTCAAGCGACATACAGTTACCCTCTTAATGTCTTAGATTACGCGCTTACCGTCACCAGGCTTTTGGACAGCCATGCCCATTTTTCCACCCAGCTTGGACGGGCTAGACAGACCGCCGAGTTGAGCAAAACGGGGGGTGTTGGTTACAACGCCATTTTGTTGATTGTTGTCAGTGGGTTTGCGAGGAGCCGCTGCGCCACGGGGTTTGAACAAGTCCATGATATTTCCTTACATAGGTGGGGGAGAAGGGGGTGGCATACCGCCGCCAGCAGCGGGTGGCATACCTGGAATCGGCGCAGCAGACATAGCCTTCGCTTCAGGCGATGCGCCACCAGCCTGGGGAAGAGTTTGAAGCATCTGAAGAATTTCAGACTGCTGCAATTCGTTGGTCTTGTTCTTGCGCGGCCCCATCAAGCCCGACAGTTGCCGGATAGCAGCCAAGGCTTTTTGACCTTCTGGAGATTCTGACCCGAGGGCTGGGAGTGACTGCTCTAGCAAGTCCACTGCCATGCCGATGTTAATCATTGCGCCTTCTTTGCTACCCATCTTTGGTTCGGGAGTAGACATAGGCGCGGACATAGGCGGGGTTTCCGCATCCGACATTGCACCAGGAGGGGGAGCGCCAGCACCAGCAGGAGGGGTCGGCAAAGCAGCGCCAGCAGAACGGCTGCCGCCCATTAGCTCTCTCAACTTCTCTTCTGGCACACTCATAACTAACTCCTTTGGTCGCGTTTGTACCATATACAAACGGTTTGTCAATAGTGGCGGTTATTTTGCATCCAACCGCCAATGATGTGCTGCTCTAGGCAATCAAGGTTTTACCCTTGATTACTTGCGAGACTTACGTCCTTTACGACCTTTACGCATAATGCGCTCCTTCATCAAGGCGGCCACTTACTTACAAGGGGAAGCAGCCATACCCTATTCCTTACGGAATTCTTACCGACGAGTCTTACGACCGCGCTTTGCCATTTTGTACATGAGAAACTCCTGGTAATCAACGGCGGGCATAGTCACGCTGACTGCGCCCTGCATAGTTTTTAACCCCGTCCTGACGGTATGTCAAGGAGGGAGCCGCTTCTTTTCTTTGCAGAGATGATGTATTCACACGGGGCTGGTCTGCCTTGGGTTGCGTAACCCCTGCGCGGGATGAGCCTGGTGTGGTTGCCATCATTTCTCCTTGGGTGGTGGGCCTGGAGGCTTAGGTGGAGCAGAGGCGGCTTTCTCAGCCTGCTTCGCTTCCATCTTCTTGAGCCTGTCCTTGAGTAATTGTTTCATGGGCGGCTCCAGCAAGTCAAGCAAGGACTCCTTGTCGATTGCCTGCGCCTTGAACAAGTTGAACGCCAGTTGCCGCAAGTCTTCCGTGAAAATGGGACTGTTGCTGTGTGCATCCACCTTGACCACAAAGTCCTTGGTGAATTGTTCGGCAATGAACGGCAGACCTTCACTGTCTTTGAAGTGCGTGTTGTCATACGCTTGCATACACTTGAGGTACAGCGTAGCCAACTTCTCCAAGCTGTCCTCGACAACCAGCGCACGCTTCTTAGCGCGGCTGCTACCCATGCGGGCAAGCTGGCTGGCGTGACCAGAGGAGCGGACACCCGCCTCGCCCTTGCCTTGCAGCACGTTGCCAATGCCGGACACTTCCTCGAACATTTGGTCTATCTGCGTCAACTCTTTGAACAAGTCCGGCGGGATGGTAGGAGCCAGCTTCTCAACCTTGGCGTTGGGCATGTCGGTTGCCAGCAAACCACCAGCGCGGTTGAGCGCAAAGTTCTTCTCATCCAAGATGCCCGTAAAGCCAATCAACGCCGTGGGCGGCGAGACTTGTTTGCTCAACAGGTCAAGGATTTCAGCCAGACGTTTTGTCCGCAGTTGCTGTAGGTAGACCAGACGCGCAACCTCTGATTGACCCCAGTAGTAGTCATACAGCGGGTTGGGGCAAACTTGGATGAAGGGCAGTTCGCCTTTCAAGAAGACCTGTTCGCCTGGGCGGTCATAGATGATGATGTCGGGGTCAGCGCGGGTGACCACCTGGTAGTCAGAGGTGTCATCGTTCCACACCCACAACTCAATCATCTCCACAGTCTCTTCCGACACCGTGGCCTTGTACTTGTTGTTGCCAGCAAGGTCGAGGTTGACGTTACCGTACATGGTTGGGTTGGACGCAGACAGAATGATGCGCTCTACCCCGTTGGCTACTTCTGTGCGCTCATGCTGCGTGGCACTCACACGCTTGACAATGGCATCACGGTTGGGGTGAGCGTACAACCGAGCGTACAACTCCGACTTGGTGATGTAGTAGCTCTGGACAATGGCCTCTTGCCTGTCGGTGTACGGGGTGTCTTCTCGCAACACGCCCATGCTTCCAGGCTCCACCATGTACGGGTGAATGCCGTTGTTGATGATGAGCTTGACAAAGGTGGACGAGTAAGCCAGCGACCAAGACACTGCTTGCGAGAACACCTGGTCAGCATTGCTGTTAAGCCACTCATCGTTGAGTGCGCGGGTCAGCGTGGGAATCTTGCGGTGTTCCAACTCATTGACCGCCGCACCCAGGTTGATGGAGAAGCGGGTTGTCTCTGCTGAATACAGAAACGAGGTCAGTTGGTCAATGTGCGGAAAGATTTTGTTGAAGATGGCGGGCGTTTCACTAGGCCCGTTCCCAAAGAGATACCAGCTTCGCAGGGAAGCATAGTCAGGGCGGCGTTCTTCCCGAGAGACTAGACACTTCTGTATCAAGTCAAGGTAGAACAATTCCCTCTGTAGTGGCTCTTTGGGGATTCTCATGGTTTAGGAACCGAAAGGTTTTCGTGATCGGGAATATAACTTGCGGGCTTTGGCCCTGTCAAATTGCCCGCCTCACGGGGGTTGATGCCCACAGGTTCCCCTGCCAGGGACTTGAATTGCCCACCAAGAACCGATTTCATGGAGATGTTCCCGCCTGTGCCCCAGATGGCGGCATCACCAGGCTTGCTTTCCTTCTGCTTTTGGTTCTCAAAGTGTTCGCTGGCGGCTGTAGCCTCTGCATATTCCTTGTCAGAGAGCTTATTGTTCCGTTTGAGGTATCCAGTTTGGTGTTCGCCCTCTCTGGTGGACTTAATATCCGTCATCCCAAAATCTTTTGCCAATCCATCCAGCGTTTTGTCCGTTTTAGCGGTTTTTGCCGACCTCATGCCCACTGGTTTGAGGTGAATGATGGAAATGGTGGCTTTGCAGTGCTTCATGGGGCACTCAGGCTCCCATGCTTCAAATACACCGTGTGATTCGCAGTAGTAGTCTCTCAAAATAGCCATAGTTACCCTCTAAGTGCTTCCTGTAGGTCAATTTCACTGTAATCATGGCGGTTGACCATTCCAACCTTGATTTTTATGCCGTCTGGCGTAACTTTTAGCCCCATTCCAGGCATCATGGCGGGTTGTGACTCCCGCCTGTACTCCACAAATCGGGTGTTGTCTTTGCGGCGCATAACTTTCACGTTGCCCTCTTTCCACTGCTGATAGGCCTTGCTGACCCGCAATTGCATGTTTTCAGTCTGTGGATAAATCCTGTGGACAAATACATCATAGAACTGCTGCTTACTTATGCCCGCAAGTTCGCAAAACAAGGCTATGGAGATGCCTCTGTCCTGGTCTTTTACGAACCGCTTCATCTGCCGGAACAGTTCTTGTTTGGTCAAGGCCTTCATGAACCGTACATTCCTATCCGCTTGAGGTAGTTGCTGACGTTGGTGGCTGTGGATAACTCTTCTGCTGACCGCATTTCCTTCATAGCACTCACCTCGCGGGTGAGCTTGGCAGCTATCAGGCGGGGCTGAACTTGCTCTGCAAAGGCTACACAGGCCAGCGCGGCGGCAATCACCCTGTCATCCTTGGCTCTGCCAGGTGCGCCTATGAATCCGTTCTCACGCACGATGGTCTTCATCTCTTCCAACAAGTCCATGCTGAACACGTTCATCATCCCGCGCTCAAAGTAGTCCTTGTAGTACGCCAGCATACGCTCTTTGGTGCTGCTGGTGGTCAAGTACCCCATGCTGTTGCCAGGGCCGCCCAGGTTGTCATTCCTGCGCCAGAGGTAGTTCTGCATGTTGCCCAGTACGTCCATCAGGTCTTTGCCAGTGGAGTTGCCCATGCTGGATGCCATCCGGCGCAGCGTCCGCATTTCGTTGATGACCGCCTGCCCAGGGCCGTTGACCTCAAGGTTGAGGGTGGAGTTCTTGTAGGCTCCGGCAAGGTGGGCAATCACCCAGGCAAACTGGTAGGTGTTCATCTCGCTGGTGGCGAACTCTGCCACCTGGTCTAGCCCGTTGGCATACACCCTAAAGACCTGGATGCAGAAGCGGTCTGCCCAATCCGAAGAGCCGTAGGCAGGGTCAGCACCGATGACGTAGTAGGCAGAGTCATTAGGCTCTTCCCATACCCGCAGCGTACCCAGCCGCTCCGTGGACTTCATAACTTCCGTGTCTTGGAAGCTCTGCCCAAATATGTAGCGGTAGCAGTCAGGCAAAGTCTTCTTCGCAACCTTGGCGGCTTCCGTGCAGCGGCTGCTGGAGAAGAAGGAAGTGCCCGTCATCACAAAGGCGTAGTCCTCGGTGGGCGGGAACTCCTGGTACATCAGGGATTCATCCTTGATACCTTCCAGCATCTTCCACCGCCACCAGGCCATCTGACGGGAGTTTATCTCCACGCCGTATAACTTCTTTATATCTTTCGTCCACTCACGCTCTTCTGGAGTCAGTTTGCCATCCCAATAGACCTTGTAGATGTTGCTGTCAGCAGTGACAGAGTAGTATTCATTACGCCACCATCCGCAGAAAATGGCACGCTGGGTCTTGGCAGACTTGGCGGTCTTGTACATGTCGTGGAACATGTTGAAGCCCTGGGCGGTACTCTCGAACATGTAGAGACGCTCTGGGTTCTTTTCTGCCAACGAGGCTATAAGGGATGCCAAGCCTTCTTCGTTACCCCAGGAAGCAGTCTCTGTACCATGTAGGTAAGTGATAGCTTTACCTTGCCCCAAGCGAGACTTATTCCCCGCGATTTGGTAGAAGATTCGGCTCCTGTTTTTAAGAACCATTTGGTTTCTATTGTGGGCAATAAGCGGAATCTTGTACTCTTTGGGTAGCCCTTCCATATACATAGCGAGAGTAGACCGAAACATGTCTCGGTTCTCTTCTGTATCAGCCACCAGTGTTCCTTGCCAGCCTGGGTGGGTAAATTGCCAATAGAGGTCAAGTGCCAAGCTGACAGTGGTAATACCCAACTGACGACCCTTGAGGATGACGAAAAAGTGGACATCATTGGCTAATCCTTTCTGTATTTCTTCCATGACATACGTCTGCGTCCCCAGCAGCTTGCCCATCTTCTTGAGACCTTCCTCCTTGGTCTCAATTTTCAGTTCTGAGCAAAACTTGTAGAATTTCTGTAGGTCAAACTTCATGGGACGATACGTCCGTGGTAGGGTGCTTTGGTGGGAATCAGGAACTGGGTGGACAGGTTGCCCTTGATGATGCTGTCACAGGTGTTCACAAACATCTGGACGTTCTTGTCCATGCGGCCTTGGTACAGGTGGTACACACCTTCCTCAAAGTGCGTGCCTATGCCGTACAGCCCGTAGGTATGCAGCCGCCACGCGCCCTCCTCCGGCTCTGCTGTCCAGTGGGTAGGGAACAGGGTCTTGTAACGCAGCCCCGCCATCTCTGCGGCGTAGCACACGTTCTCTGCCACATCACTCTGTTCTGTCTCCGAGAAGGTTGGCTTACGCAACTCTATCCAAGCCTCACGCCACATGAAGAAGAAAGCAGGGGCAGCGAATATGTGCGATTTAGGCCAAATATGGTTACTTGCCTGCGCTATGCCCACAAACGACTCATTTTGGGCAGCCCACGCCGCAGCAGCGTTCACAACGCCTGGGTTGGTAGGAACACAGTCAATATCCAGAAAACCAACAACGTCCGCAGTGCTGTTGTCCATAACAATGTCCATCCACTTGCCGTGCGGGGTCTGTGTCATGTGGTACGCCACATCCAGACCTAAGTGCTTACAGGTATTGGTGTGTGCCTCCACCATCTTCACGTTGGTGTTGGGCCAGGCAAGGGTGTGTATCTCTATGTTCATGCTGTTCCTAGTTCTACATGCTTTTTGATAGTTCTGCGTATTTCTTGATAGAAGGTACGCCGTTCTTGAGTGTGACCACCTTGCTGTCATCAGGAGGAGTCTCACCAGCCTGCTGGTAGTGAAAGGCCAGAGTGGTAGGGTAGTTGACAGTGGCTTTCATAGACCGCGCTATCTTGACCCCTGAGTTCTGCACGGCCTGCCAGAAGTATCTGTCTCCTATGTACCCGTACTCACGAGGCCGGAAACCCCACTCCTTGCACAGCGGGAATGTTTCACGTGAAAGTAGAAAGCAGTTGGTGTCATTCCAGTGGACACCGTTGCTCTCCGCATCCACGCCCATCTGCGTGCCGTCCATCCTCCACAACATGCGAGGACAGGTTACCACCTTCGCCTGCGACTGCTGCATGACCTCCACCATAGTGGCAATGTGGTCAGGCTCAAACCAGCAGTCAGCATCCAGCAGGCAGATAGCGTCAGCACCCTGCACACTGGCAACAGACAGCCCCACTATCCTGGGCGTGTCGCCAGAGTCATTGCAGTTTGGCAGAGAGATGTGGACAACATCCGCACCCTTCTCGAAAGTCTGGACAGGGTGACCGTCTGCCACCATGTAGTGAACGATGTCGCAGTGGGTCTGCGTCTTGACACTACGCCAGCACCTCTCCAGCACGGCTATAGGTTCTTTCCAATAAGGGGTGACTACTGCTACTCTCATGCTTACTCCTCATAGAACGTCTCTGTATCTTTCACGTACCGCATGTACTGCTTGATACGCACATCCGAACTCTTGCCGTACAGCTTCTCCAGCTTCAACAACTGAGCCGCCAGAAACTTGTCTGCCTGCGGCTTCCCGTGAGACTGCTTGGCAGCAAAGTAAGAGTGCAGCAACACCCTGGCCTCTGCCATCTCTAGCTGTACTCTGTCTGACATGTCAGTTACGGATGTAGTTCAGCAGCACGTTACACGCTGCTATCTCCTTGTCGGTGTGACCTTCCTCCAGTACGTTGTCCAGCAAGTCCTGTAGGTACTGAGCCACAAAGTCATCCATCCCCTGCATGAAGCTGTCTGTCAGGTCTATGGTGATAGGGATGTTGAGGGTTATCTTCTTAGTCTTCGGCATTTGGCTTCCCCATCCAATCCAACAAGGCTAGGCAAGCTGCCTGTATGTCGCGGTCACTGTCCCAGTCCGAAAGATGTTCCTGTATCTGCTTCAACCTAGCCCGCACAATCTGGTCTAGCACTTCATCAGCGGCAGTGTTCTGTTCAAACTTGAGAACTATCTTGTGAGTCATGTCATGTCCCAATTAAAAATAAGTCACCATAGTCATTCATGCACATCACCCCCAAATGCTTGTGAACATGCTCAGACTTCTCATCGTCGTAAAACCATTGGGTTACGTCTTTTTGGTAGTGCATCTTGGTTTGTTTCCAATACCAGCCAACTAGCCTCATGCCATCCTCCACACACGTATCTGGTCACCCTCTGTCCTGGCTACGAACACACGCTGTAGCCGCTTCCCAGCCCTGTAGTTAGCGTTGAGTACCTTCGCCCTAGCCTCCACAGGCACGGTGAAGGAATCCCCTATCTCCATGTCCTCATAAGGGTAGGCATACACCACCCTGGGCTTCGGCATAGCAATACCGCTTTCTCTCTCTATCGCTTGCATATCAACATCTCCACTGTGTCTATAACCTAATACTAGCATACTTGTGTGCGTAGCGGAAACCTATTTTTTTTTGGGGGGGACGGAGAGTTGGGTGCACACCCACACGGTAGTCAAGACCCATCGCATGGGGCAGGCGGCATCGGTGCGGCTGGTGCTGGCATGACATGGTGACCATAGTCCAATTAAGAGCTGCTACGGCATGTCAACAGACTAGGGGAAGGGTAAGACTAGCGGCAAGACATGGGGCGCACTAGCGCGACATGGTGATGACTAGGGGATGCGGTAGGGGGAGACAGTACCCCTACTAGGTGTGGGGGGAACGGGGAGTGGCAGTCCATCCCGAATGCGTGCCAGGTGAACAAAACCAGTCTAGTCTACTAAACACCTAAGACCCCTAATTGAATTCTAGTATATCACCTACTAGGTAACTAGACCACTACGGGTGTTTGACAACTAAAGTAGAGTATCAATTACACAGATTGACACCGTAAAAGCCGATGTATACTAGTTATACCTAGAGGGGTTCTAGGCATCACTTTAAGGGGTAAGTTACCATGTTCTATCAGATTACAGCGGTTTATCAGGGTGCAGAAATTGGCTATGGTGAGGGTGAGCGCCTGGCCTACGCTAAACAAGAATGCCGCGATAGCATCGACAGCATCTACCAATGCGTGTGGAGCGAAATCAAGTACATCATTGTGCATTCTGTCCTGGCTTAACACAGTGGCAGCTATAGCCTAGCGTGCTAGGCTATGGCGGCAGATTGTGCCGATAACCTGAGGATAGTATCCATGCGAGTGCATCTCACACCTAAGAGCGCGAACGTTAAGACAGGCCCGATACCTGTCTCCACCACAGAGAAAGATTCCTGCCCTGCCGATTGCAAAATGCGTGCCGAATGCTACGCAGCATCCGGCCCTCTAGCCCTACACTGGGCGGCAGTGTCTGCCGGTAATCGTGGCACAGATTGGGCAACATTCTGCGACACAGTGGCAGATATGCCAGACGGGCAGCTGTGGCGGCATAACCAGGCAGGGGATTTGCCACAGTCCGGCGGCACTGTTGACCCTGTATTACTGGGGCAGCTGGTCGCTGCTAACCAGGGTAAACGTGGGTTTACCTATTCGCACCATCGTGACGCTGAATCGATTAACTGGATACGGCACGCTAATGCCTGGGGTTTTACTGTCAACCTGTCTGCTAACGACCTGGCAGACGCTGACACACTGGCAGACGCTGACGCTGGGCCTGTGGTGGTGGTGTTACCTAGCACACAGACAGTTAACACAGTGACACCAGCTGGCAGGCCTGTCGTTATCTGCCCTGCCACACAGCGCGATAACGTGAGCTGTGCCACCTGTCAGCTGTGCCAGCGTCAACGTGCCGCTATTGTGGGTTTCCCTGCACACGGGACACGTAAACGTGTGATTGACATCAAACTGGCAGCATAGGGCTATCTGTAAGCCCTGCGTGCCAGGGTTTACGGGCTATTCCTGGCCATCAACTATGAAAGGATGTTCCAACATGAAAGACGAAAGCATGATATGGGCACGCCAGTGCGCCAATTACCCCGAGCTGTACGTGAAAGTATCCGGCACGCCTATAGGCACGTATCGCGTGATGTTCATAGATACCGAAGCCGATGCTGTGATATCGCAGCGTATTTTCAACAAATGCGTATCTGCCACCGAATACGCGCATACCCTGGTGAACCAAGCATGAAAATCAATCAACTACGCACCTATGGTGCAGCTGGCGGCAGTGACCGCCTGGGCGAGATAACCCTGCACGTACGCGCCAGCGACTGCGACACAGTGGCCCAGGCCGATAGCCTGTTTCGTGCGGCCCCTGACATGCTGGAGATGCTGTACAAAGTGTTTCCCATTGTTGAAGATGCAGAGTCCGACCCCTGCTACAAACCTGGGGTAATGGCGAAGATAGCGAAGGACATCCGCGCCCTTATTGACCAGGCAGAGGGGAACAATCATGGTTGACGGCGGCTATGCTTTCCCACGCGCCCGCACGCGCGACCCTGTAACGTCCCACCTGGCAGCGGCCCAGGTGACTACAGCGACCGACCACTACACGGCGATACACGAAGC